AGGTGATTCTGATCGTTGCCATCTATCTGGCCGTTGTGCGCGTCATTTGCGGTGTCGTCGGTTTCAACAACATCGAAGAAGACGAATCGTGAGAGCCGCAGTCGCCGAAACCACGCTCCTCGCCACGCGCATCTGGAAGATTCTGCGCGATGACGGCGGTTTCCATTCCACCGGCAAGGTGGTCGGCATCGCGGCGACGCATGGCCTGATTGACGACGCCGAGCATCCGCGCGCTGCCGTTGAAGCCGCGCTCGAATTACTCCATGCACATGACCACGTCGCCCGCGTGCGCGGCGACAAGTGGGCTGTGACCACGTTTTGCCAACCGATGATCATCGCGCCGATTCGCGCCGATGTGGAGTCCCTCCATGCCTAACCGCACCGCTCAGCCCGATCCCCGTCAACGCCTCGTGCGCCTGATCCACGTTGCCAAGCGCGATCTTCGCCTCGACGATGAGACCTATCGCGCACTGCTCACAGGCTGCGTGAAAAAGGACAGCACCAGCGCCATGACCGTGCCGGAGCTTGAGCGTGTGATGGCGCGCATGAAGCAGAGTGGCTTCAAGGTCAAGCGCACTCGCGCCCTCGCCGATGACGGCCAGAGCAAGAAGATTCGCGCGCTGTGGCTCTCGCTGCACGAGGCCGGTGCCGTTCGCAATTCGTCCGAGTCGGCGCTGGCGTCCTATGTACAGCGGCAAACCGGCGTCGCAGCTTTGCAGTGGCTTGACCCTGCACAGGCAAGCAAAGTAATCGAGTCGCTGAAGCAGTGGCTTGCCCGCACAGAAAGGAGGAACGTATGAACACAGAATTGATGCCATTCCCTGATGGCTACCCAGAACTCTTGGAGCAGATCGGCCAAGTCATCTTTCGCCGCCTTCGTCGTTATGATGTGGCGCATCAGAGCGCCATTGACATGACGTTCAGCCTGGTGGAAGACATTCGCACGGAAATCGGCGGGGTTCAGCAGTACATCCCGCGCGGCCTCTCGTTCGAGTTATCGCAGCGCGATCAAGAAATCTGGCAAAAATTTGCTGGCGACAATTACGATACGCTGGCCCGCGAATACCGGCTCACGGAAATGCAGGTGCGCAACATCATCAAGCGCGCACGGCAACGCGACACAGCAACGCGGCAAGGCTCGCTGCTTGACGAGCAGAATTAAAACGCTTTAATCGCGGCGGCGCATATCAGTCGGCACACTGCCGACATGAAAAATTCTCGCGCGCTCGGCGATCTTCTACCTCCTGTCCGCCACAAGGCTCAGGCATTTGTCGACGCCTGCAAACAGGCTGGTATCGACATCCTCATCACCTCTACCTTTCGCGATCTTGAGAGTCAGGCTGCGCTCTACGCGCAGGGCCGCACCGCGCCCGGAAAACGGGTGACCAATGCACAGCCGGGGCAAAGCTATCACAACTGGCGCGTGGCTTTCGACGTGGTTCCGCTGCGCAACGGCAAGCCTGTGTGGAACACCACTGGCGCTGACGGCAAGCTGTGGGAACAGATCGGAAAACTAGGTGAAGCGGTCGGCCTCGAATGGGCAGGCCGATGGACCCGATTCCGCGAATACGCACATTTCCAGTTCACAGGTGGATTGACACTTGCTCAACTTGCCGCCGGTGATGTCCCTCAAGAGGAGGCTTTGGCATGACCGATATTCAACCTGATCCTGTTGTCGTCACACCGAAACCTTGGTGGCAGAGCAAGACCATTTGGCTCAATTTGGTTTCAGCACTGCTAATGGCGCTGGAACTGAAATTTGATCTGCTCCAGCCGATCTTGCCGGGCAATGTCTATGCGTGGCTGGCTGTGGCGATCACAGTAACGAACGGCGTTTTGCGTGTGGTGACTTCTACGCCCCTCGCGTTCGGCTTTAAGGCGATTAAATGAGCGGGTTGTTTTCGCTCATCAACTTGGCGCGTGGTTTGCCCTGGAAACTCATCGGCATCCTTGCCATCTTTGCTTCGGCATTCGTCGGCGGCTGTCAGCATGGCGCAAATAGCGTCGCCGCAAAGTGGGACGCCGAACGCGCCAAAACCGAGATCGAGTTGCAGCAGCTTGCTGCCAAGCAAGCGCAGGCCACCACGCAGGTGGTCACGCAGTACGTTGACCGCGTGAAGGTGGTGAAGCAGCGCGGTGCTGACATCGTGAAGGAGGTAAAGGTCTATGTTCCCGTTCAAGCTGATGCTGCCTGCACTGTGCCTATTGGCTTTGTCAGGCTGCATGACGCCGCCGCCAAAGGCGTCGTTCCCGACGCCCCCAACCTTGCTGATGCTTCCCCCTCTGGAGTTGCGCTCTCTACCACTGCCGCCACGGTTGCCGACAACTACGGTCGATACCACGAAGTCGCCGAGCAATTGAAATCCCTGCAACAGTGGGTGCGCGAACAGCAGGCTTTGGCGGATGGAGGCATGCAATGACTATTCAGGTGGATTTCTGGCAGATCGTGACCTTGTTGCTCGGATTCATCGGCACGTTGGCAACGTTCGGAAAGATTTTGCTCAAACAATTGGATGCCCGCATCGACCACCAGAACGGGCGTCTGGAAAAACTGGAAGCTCAACACAACGACTTCCTTACAAGACTGCCGCTGGAGTATCAGCGGCGCGAAGATGCCATACGCTTCGAGACTGTGCTCAATGCCAAACTCGATGCAATCGGTGCGCGTATCGAGCGCCTCATTGAGCGCCCGACTGTTGCACGTCGAGCGACGGATTGATTTCATGGAGATGCGTGTATGACCCCTGACTTGGAAAAAGCGCGGCGCGAAAACTTGCGGTGGCTCATCCTGCTTGCGCTGAACTCGGCGCAGCCGGTAGGGACTAGCGAATCGGTGGTGCTATCGGCGATTCAGCCGATGCTGCCCGACATCACGCCGCTGGAGCTACGGCGTAACCTTGATTATCTGGAGGAGCGCAACCTCATCACCATCACTGGCCGCAACACGCAGCCACATTGGTTCTGCAAGCTCGACCGCTTCGGTATCGACATTGTTGAGTACACCGTCGAGTGCGATGCAGGCATCGCGCGCCCGGTGAAATACTGGTGAGCCGCCATGCCGCGACGCTCCAAGGTTGAGGGACTTCCCTCTGACGTGAAGGCTTGGCTTGACCAAGCCCTCGTGCAGAACAATTTCAGCCAATACGAGCTGCTGTCCGCCGAGCTTGCGAAACGCGGCTATGAAATTGGCAAGTCCGGCTTGCACCGCTATGGTCAGCAGTTCGAAGAGCGGCTGAAAACTCTGCGCCTGGTCACCGAACAAGCCCGTGCCGTGGTGCAGGCCGCACCCGACGAAGATGGCGCTGTCAACGATGCTCTGGTTCGTCTCACCCAAGAAAAAATGTTCTCCATCCTTATGGAGATGAACGTAGACCCTGACGCTGTCGATCTGCCGAAACTGGCCCGCGCTGTGGCAGAGCTTGGCAAGGCGTCTGTCGCGCAGAAGCGCTGGCAGGCAGAAGCTCGCAAACAGGCACTTGCAGATGCGGCGAAAGAGGCCGGTGAAGCTGCCAAGAGCGCGGGCCTGACCGATGAAGCGGCAGAGCAGATTCAAAAGCGCATCTTGGGGGTGGCATGACCGAGGCTGTTCTTCTGCCCTATCAGCAGGCGTGGCTCGCCGACAAGTCGCAGGTGCGCGTCTGCGAGAAGTCGCGGCGTGTCGGCTTGTCTTGGGCTGAGGCTGCGCTCTCAACGCTGGAAGCGGCGAAGGCAACGGGACAGGACACTTGGTACCTCGGCTATTCGCAAGACATGGCGCAGGAATTCATCCGTGACTGCGCGTGGTGGGCAGGACACTATCAACTTGCCGCCACAGCGATGGAGCAGGTTGTTCTCGACGATGAAGACCGTGACGTGCTCGCCTACCGGATCAACTTCGCGTCCGGCTACCGCATCACGGCGCTGTCCAGCAGCCCGCGCAACCTGCGCGGCAAGCAAGGCCGTGTGGTCATTGACGAAGCGGCCTTTCACCCCGATCTGCCGGAACTTCTCAAGTCGGCGTTCGCATTGCTGATTTGGGGTGGTTCGGTGTCGATTGTTTCCACGCACTTCGGCGTGGACAACCCGTTCAACGAACTCGTGAATGACGTGCGCGAGGGCAAGAAGCCTTACAGCATCCACCGCATCACGTTTGACGAAGCCATTGAACAAGGCTTGTGCCGCCGAGTGTTTGCAGCCAGTAAGCGCGAGTGGTCGCCACAGGCCGAGGCAGCATGGGCAGAGGAAATTCGGGCCATCTATCGCCCCAACGATGCGGAAGAACTGGACTGCATTCCCTCTAATAGCAGTGGCGCTTATCTGTCGCGGGCGCTCATCGAACAGCGCATGACCGCCGATGCACCGGTGCTGCGCTATACCTGCCCTGCGGACTTCGAGCAGCAGCCCGATACGGTGCGCGAAGCTCACGCGCTGGAGTTCCTTGAACGCGAGGTCGCCCCGCTTCTGGCTGCGCTGCCCAAGACGGCGCGCAGCAGCCTCGGCATGGACTTCGGGCGCTCCGGCGACTTGTCGGTATTGATTCCTCTGCTGGAAGGGCAGGCGCTGGAGCGCCGCAGCCCGTTCATCGTCGAGATGCGAAACGTGCCTTTCCGCCAGCAAGAACAGATCGTGTTCTGGATCGCCGACCGACTCCCACGTTTCAACTTCGGAGCATTCGACGCGCGCGGCAACGGCCAGTATCTCGCCGAGGTCGCCATGCAACGCTACGGCGCGAACAGCATCGGCCAGATCATGCTCACTCAGCAGTGGTACCTCGAAAACTTCCCGCGCCTGAAAGCCGCCTTTGAAGATGGGACGCTGGCGGGCATTCCGCTCGACCGCGACATTCTTGACGACCTGCGCGCCGTCAGCATCATCAAGGGCATTCCGCGCATCCCAGACGGCAAGACCAAGACCGGTGCAGGCCAGCAGCGCCACGGCCATGCGGCTGTGGCGTTGTGCTTGGCGTGGTCCGCCACCAACCACGGCGGCGGCCTGATC